CCAATCATTTGCTCATTTTCTTTCATCATAAGTCGATTGCTTAGAATTTCATGAATATCAGAACTTTTTTCATCCTCATTTTCATAATGATCAGATACATCATCTGACAAATCGGTATTAATATTTAGTTCAATACACTTTTGCAGCAATTCATTTAGAGTGATATCTGAATAGTTATTACCGTCTTCGACATAATTATTAAGATAGTTTACTTGAATAGGACCTTTTTTCCCAATAAGGAGAGATGCCATCTTAAGACCAGCTATAAAACAGGTAGCCGAAGACATTAGTCTTTTTTTCTAAAAAACCTAGAAAGTAGTCGTATTGTGTTGTTTATTTTAACAACAAAGATAAATGATTATTTTTTTCATTTTTTGATTATATATTTTTTTTCTTAAGGCTTAGAAAGGCTATTATACTTCGATAGTAGTGTTTTTCATACGCAGATAATCGAGAATATCTGCGTAAATGACTGATTTCAATCCTGTCAAATCAATCATCATTCCCTTTGAAATATTATTTACCTGCATTTTGATAAGGATTTGGTTATCATTAAAATTAGGATTGATATTGTAACCACGAGGATAGATTTCTGCCTTACTGACATAATCGGGAAACTTAGTTTTCAAATGGTAGACCAACGATTCAAAAAAGTTATTCATTTCAATCTCATCATTGAGATTGAAATGATATTTAGTCTGATATTTTCCGGCTTTGTCATATAGTGAAACATTAACTGATTTTGTCAAGCAAATACCCATTTTCTTTTTTCTCTTTTTTTTGTACATGTGAAAGAAGAATAAAAATATTTCAGTTTTTAAATATATTATATAGTCCACCATACTATAGTCTTCCAAAAAATTTTACATACTATATTTCGAGCAGTAAGAAATCTTCATGTTTTAAAAAGGACTATTTATGAATATATGTTTGATTTATAGAAACGAGAGAACGTCTGATTATAAGCATCTATACATGTTTTAAGATCATGTTTGCATTCGCATTCTTGGATGAATTCCAATTCTATGACTAAAGTATTGTTTGCCTCTACTGTTAAAACAGGATGTAATTCCTCAATACCGTATTCACTGTAATCAGCGCAATATTGCTCGCATGCTTGTAAGAAACAGAGTAAATCATCAAAATCATTAGATAGTCCATTATTCTTGTCTTTGGTAAAAGAGAAGACTCTCATTGTTGGTTCTACAGCATCCATATTTAGCTTTAAAAAAAATAATAATGATTTCACTATTAATATAAAAATAATCAATTTTTTAACGGTCATCTGCATCTTCATCTTTGTCACCACTATCATCTAAATGTCTAAAAAAAATAATAATGATTCTACTGTTAAGACAGGACTACTGAGTAATAAAAATTTCCATGTTGGAACCAATCATTTTAATGCTTTTACTTTCAGTATTGAAAGTAAAATCAGACCCTAGAAATAACTTATGTTTAAAGATATAATGAGTTAGTGCTTTACACTTTTCTAACTTAGATGTATCCGCGTTAATCACATTAACAGCCAGTTGATTCATTTCATGACAAATATTACTGCGATAAGTACGTAATGTATCAATTAAATCACTGCAATTCAGATCACTATTAACTATTTCCTTAAAATATTTAATAGTTGCATGAGCTTCTTCTTGATCTGAAGAAATCATTTGTGACAGTGGTAGAATCGATGTTATGTATTCCCGACATAATGGACACTTGTCGGAATCGGCGACAGGATCTGCGAATCCATTAGATTTAGGAGGTTTAAATTGCATAATAGCTGTGATTATGCAATGCAAGCAGTACATGTGTGAACAATTCAAAACACATGGGACAAAATATTTAGGTAATTGTTCATCTTGTTTGGATGAACATATGACACATTCAAATTTCTCCATTAACTATGTGGAACTATTGTATACTATTAATATAAATACTTATATTAATCATTTTTAATTTATATTGTTAATTTGTGAAATAATCGGGACCATAATTTACATATAATTCCTCACCAACATTTATATCTCTATTTGTCATATAATACATTTTGTCTTTTATTTGATATGGTGTAACATTTTCATAATATTCATCATTGTTGGGTGGATGATTAACATATCTAAGATAATTTGAATTACTCGGATCGACTGCATCAACATATCCGATAACAGAACCATCTTTAAGTTTTTGATTCTTCTTTCTATCTTTGTTACCTCTATAATCATGTATTGCCCATCCATAAGGAAGACCATCAATCTTTTGATCTTTTGGATATTTTTCGTATTCATCGATAGGAATAAATTTGCCGCGATATTCTCCAAGACATGTATTTGCTTTAATAGGTTTTATTGCAAATATTCCTAGACCAGCATTTGGAATATTACTAATTTTTAGTTCGAAACCATTAGGTATTTTAACAGACATAGCCTTCTTCCTAAGAGAAAAAAGTCTAGAAGTAAATAGTCTTTTTTATTTTTTTACTTTACTTTGTTTATCGAAATAGCCTTATATATTAAAAATAAAAAATTGATAATTTTATTTTTCTTTTTTGCTGATGCATTCTAAAAAAGAGGTTAATGAAAGCCAACAAAGCAATTCTTCATTTAGTATCGTTTAATGAATGTATTGATAACGATAGTAATGATAGCGATAGTGAAAATGAAAACAATAGTAATGATGAGAGTAATGATAGTAACTATGTAAAAATTCCTACATTAGAACAGTTACAAACAGTCTATTCAAACTTCAAACCAGTTCGAGGAGATATTATAGTAAATGCAGATGAATGTGGATATCGATCACATGGAGTCTATTTCTACGATGGAGAAAAAATTATTAATCAGAGTGATAAATATGATGATTATGGCAGTCCACCTCTTTCATTCAGAATCTGTACTGAATTTATGCCAGGCTATTGGGACATGAATCTTGATACAGAGATTGGATGGGATAACTTTATCGATCATTGCGATAAAGTAGATGAAGTAGACTTACCACAATGGCATTCATCAGAAGAATCGGCATATACAGCATTAGATAAGAAGATTATTCTGGATAATCTTGAAAAATCGGTTGAGTTTACTTACAATACAGGATTAAAAGGGGATAAAGGCAAAAAAGTAAAAGGTTTTTACTTCTGCTCGGAAATGGGTAAATTCTTATTTGTCTATCACAGTCCTATAGATTTAAATGATGATGATAATGGTGATGATTTTCCAGCAATGTGTGTAACATTCGGATCATTCGAACCAACTGTTGATAAGGATTGCTTGGCCATCCTGAGTTGTGATCTTCCCTAATGGCCTTTTTTAAACTGAAGAGACTAAACAAACAAAAAGCCCTAGAAAAACCCTTACCAGAGAAAAATGAAAATTACTTTGTTTTTGAGCTGCTTAATTAGCTCTTTATTAACAGGTAAAATAGCAACAGATTAATAATTAGATGTTAACAGCTTTAAAGAGTTTTCAGGATCTCTTTAAAAAGAAATCCAATCTTTTGTGTTTAGTCCCCTTAACTCTAATTTCATCATATGTAGTCTTTACTTATTATAATCATTATCACAGGAAACGTTGTCTCTATCAGTTACAAAAAGGTGATGAAAATATTAGGGAAGAGTCTTTTATAAAGAGAGTAATTTTTGAAGATGCTATTAATTCTGATAATAATACAGTCTTTCTGTCGATAAGAATAGAGATAAACACAAAACTATCGATAGAACAGATAAATCAGATTCTAAATAGTTTGGAGAAAAAGTATTATTTAGATGCAGTAAGCTTTCAATACAATAATAAAGAAATAAAGGATTGGGAAGCACGTGAATTATTTACAAAGTTTTATGATGAATTAAGAAATACATTGGACAACGCAAAACTAGATTCAGAGCTTTATTATCCTGAAAAGTTTTATGATATAGAATTCTTCCCTGTATGGAATAGTCAATATAAGTGCATATTAATGGCGAACATTCCATGTTTAAAGAAGGATGGATTTAAGAGTGTTGAACGTGTTAAAATAGTCACAAAGATTTAGAGATACAAAGTAATATAGCCTTTTTAAAAAAGGCTAGGGAAAAAATATTCTATATAGAATTTTTTTATCTGCTATATTCCTTATTTTTACTTTTATCTTCTGTGCATAAAAAGCTGAATAAGCCTTAGATTTTAGTTGTTTTTACCAACACACTTTAATAGTTTGATTCATCTTAACTTCGCGAACACAGAAAACAATATCCCCTGTAACTACTGCAACTGATCGATCGAAGTCTTTGGTGGTATCCCAATCATATTCTGTAACAATATGTTCACTATCATTATAACCACTTTAAGTATATGATATATTAACTATGATACTGAAAAGGCTAAAGAGACTCTAGATTTTTCCTCTATAAAAATTGAATTATTTAAAACTTAAGAGTTAGTAGTTTATTAAAATTGAAAAAAATCTGAACTATGAATATGGATAACCATAGTCAAATGACAGATATAATCACTAGCACTAGCAATTTACCTTCAGTATTCACTGAGGATATAGTAGCTAAGGTCACTTCAACAGCTAAAGTTGTTAATAAATCAGCTAAACTTAATTTAGTTGATAAAGAAGTAAAGACTAAAGATATAATCTGTTATTCGCCTGAATTTATCTTATCTTTAGACAAGGAGGAGGTAGATTATCCGATCGATCCTATGATCTTAGCCATTTTAAATGGTATTAAAAAGACTATAATTAGTTATGACAACAAACATCCCTATAATAATCAACAAGGAATGAATCAACGAAAATCATTTGGTAATCTTAATAAAAACCATAATAATGGACTGCAAGGTCCGAATCCACATGGACCCTTTAATCCAAATGGAAGAGTGCATAATAATCATAATAACAATAATCATAGCATTAATAATCACAACGGTGGTAAGAGATATAAAAACGACAAAAACTATAATAACAATAAGGAAAAAGATATTAAAGATATTAAAGATCTTAGTAAAGAAAATAGGGATATCTTGTTAAATCGTAAGAAATTATTTATTGAAGATGGGGATGGGTTATTGGCTAACATAAAGGATTGCCTCTGTAAACTAAGTGCAACGAATTTCTCGACGATCAATGCAACTTTATTAGGATATGAGATGGATAAACCAGATACATTGAATGATGTAGCAAAGATACTTCATGAAGCTGCTATAAATGGTGTATTCATAGTAGAACAATATGTAGCAATCTTTTTATCATTAGCTAAGAAGTACCCTAAGATCGTGGTACCATTAAATCAGCGAATTATAAAGGAGATAAATGAGCCATTTATGTTCGAGGATGAGGAAGATACCCTGACAGAATCAAAAGCCCAGAAAGTGGAAAGATGGCAAATAGCGAATATTCATATATTTGCAGAGCTTTATCATAAGGGTGCATATAAGGAAGAGTTGATGAGAAAGACGATACTCTCATTATATGAGAAAGAATTAAAATCAGAGAATAATAATATGTTACCAATCAGGCTTATCACAGAGCTCTTGCAAAAAATAACTAAATTCTATGATAAAAAGAAGAAGAATGATCAGGAAATGAAAGAGATAATGGCTAAATTACTTGAGATGAGTAAGAATAAGAGTTATCCAGGCATAATACGATTTCCTCTCTTAAATGCTGTTAATGATTTTATGAAACTCTAAAAAGGTCAAATGGTCCAAAAGTCTTAGTAAAGATAGAGTTCGAAAAAATGATGAATAAAAATTGTTATTAAACAAATAATAACAACAAACAGGAAGATATAGATGCCAAAGATTATAGATGATGTAAAGCTAGCAAAGTTACGCGAATATTACTATTTATCATTGATGATAACTTGGTGGAATAAGTGTGATGATCGGCATTGCTCAGAAGGATTTCATATGAGCAATTATGATATGATAATTGAAATACCATCTAATTTTAGCTCAGATAGTATCGATTCTAATGGAATATATTTAGATGATTGGCATAACTTACCAGAAGTTAAGCAATATATAGTTGAGAATCCGAATAGCAAATTTTTGGATCCTACTAGTAAGACGACTGGATTATGTATTCTTAAAGAGAAAGTCAATTATAAGCGCGATATTAATGCATTATTAAACTAAGAGTACTAGTCTAATTTACACTGAATATTTTTTTACTTTGCTACCCTTTTTTTATTTTATTTACTTTTAGATCTACTTTTAATTTTGCTTTTAATAAAGCAAAATTAAAAGCAAAAAATAATTCCTGGATCCTATATCAGGATTTTTTAATTTACGATTGATTAATCGTAAATTAATAGTAAAAATATCGATAGTTAATCGTAATTCTTAAAAACTTTTGTTTTTTTTATCTCTAATAAACTATTATAAAGCATTAGCTAAACTCTGCACACACTATTTTTACAGTCTTATCTTGTCTTATCTTTGCTGAAGCTAATCTATGATATCCATCTTTTAGTGTATATTGATTATTGTTAGTCTTCATGCATACACAAATAATTCCTTTATAATCTTTATAGCTATTCTCTAATAAGCATTTATCGAAATGGTGTTTGTTAGGTATAATAATATTTTCAATCGGGATTTCGACAACATCTATGATTTTTACTGATCTACTTTGGCCAACATCAACAACATCATTATATTCTAAGTTTAATAACTTTTCTAATGTGATACCAGCAGTGATCGTTTCTTTAATCTTAGATAATATGGTTAAATTAAAGTTGTCGAATTCATCACCATAATAACCTTGAATCCATAAGGGTTCTAAGAATGTATTGTCCTTTCTATTAATATAGTCTCTAATATAGATAGATACCAATCTGTTTAAGATTAAAACAGCTATCTCTATCTCTTTCTCTGTCTCTCTTTTTTCTCTATCATCTCTCTTACTCTTATCTGTTAAATTAGTGATAATCTGATTGGTATTTGCAAAAGATATAAGATTATTACAAACTTGTTCAGCGATATTCAAGCCCATCTCTTTATCAAACCCTCTGATAATCATAACATTATTTATTTTATAGCATCTGCATACAGATTGGCAGCATCTATTAGATCTATCTCTATCATCATCCTCATCATTATCATAACTATTGTTATAAGAATTATGACAATAATATGAATCTTGAATTTCGTAATAACTATTCGGTAATTCAACTCTTTCATTTAAGGCATTAAAAAAGGCTTCTTGCCATGAAATATATAAATATTCATATTTTTTGTGTCTCTTACAGCAAACAGTTGGATAGAATCCAATTCGTTGATAATTAGTCTTCTCATAACTCGATTTAAAATGGCATGGAAGTTTTCGAATTCTATGTTTGCATATATCTGAATTGCTAGTTATCATCATAGGGACAAATGGTTCTAGTTCTTTTACACCATCTGACTCTCCATCTAAAGCTATGTCAGATGCTTCTAATCCTTCTAATTCATTAATATCTGATTCTGTTAACATGATATTTATTTTTTATCTATTAAAAACTCCAAAAAAAGAGGATCATTTTTAAAAAATGAAATAAATACATATTATTTAGTATAAATAATTTAGATTTTTCCAATTTAATCGGGTATCATTGTTGCGAAATAAAACGAAAAACAATGTCAATCTCACGTATAGGAACCTATTTTGTGCATTTAAAGTGTTGTGCACCATGTTCAGCTGAATCAATAGTAAACTTGAAGGCGGTGCCATCCATATCATTAGATGCAAAAGAACGTCAAATAAAGTTTGGAACAACAGCTTTATGCAATAGCAATATTGATGAATATAATAAAAATATTTTAAAGATTAAGGAGATCTGTGCTGATCCGTATTCAACAAAATATAAAGATAATAAGTGATGCGCTCACCAAATTATTATTTAATGTTATACTTTGTTATATAAAAGTATTTTTCTTTTTTCTGTTTCTTCCCTAAAAAGGCTATGTGGAAAACGGATTGCACTTCATATATACGACCAGAATTAGTGGAAATAGTTTATGAACATGCAAGAAATGATAATGTAACATTAGAAAGATTTAAGGAGAGATGGACACCAGATTTGGATAAATTTAAGGATTTAGTATTAGTAAAGACGGGATACAAGCATGAAAAGTATGGTGAGATCTTATGTAATTCGATATATTTAACGAAATCTGAATATAGGGAATTGGATGATAAGAATCCTGTATTTGATTTTTTCGATGGTGAGATTGTAATTTCATTTAAAGAATTTGTTAGAAAGGTAGTTGTAGATCCTTACAACATATATCTCTCATCTCTTTTATAAATAAATAACAAATGACCTAATATATTATATTATAAAATTGACAAATTTTTTACTATCATTAATCTCTATGTCTTAACAAAACAACACAACTAATTAACAAAATGAGTAAGATTGAGTTTATTTTTAATTCTATTCCGATGGCTGCTGGGCATCAGGGCCCGTGGACATGTGATTTTTGTCAGTTTAAGGAGGGAATTGAAAATATCACTGATGTCAATATCAAATGTTCATTTTGCGATGAATATTTTTCATGCTGCAGTAAGTGTCAAGATCAGTATCAACCAGCTGATGGACGACGTATCTGCCATCTTTTTCACAACGACTTGCCTGAAGATATGCAGAAATATGCACTAATTCCGAGTGACACGAAATTCATCATGGAAGAGTTGGGGAAAGAGCCTGCTTTCTTCGTGGAAGCTTTTAAGAAGACGAAAGCAGTGAGTATCGTTCTTATTTTCACACAGAAGAGTCCATTGCTCTACGTTATTCCATATTCAACATACGAAAAGATCAAACAGTTTGAGGTTTCGATGGAATCTCAATTGAATCAAATTGATTTTTAAGTAGAAAAATTAATCAATAATAACAGGGTCCCACCTGCTTTGGCTGTTTAAACTATTTTATTGCTACGCGAATAAAAATTGATATAGCTTTCTCATTTTTATTTTAATAAACTAAAAAATGACGACAACAGTAGAAATGTCAACAACGATGACAACGACGACTACTAATGGAGCAGACAGTTTTACTCATACTGGGGTAGCTAATAACTTAGTTGCATTAAGTTTTAAGTTAGTTAGAGATTTAAATAAGGAAAGTCTATATGAGATGATGGAATTAATCCTTAGAAACAGCAATGACGATAGCAAATATGCAAATATAACAGATCTTTTCGTTTTAGCATTTCAGACAAGGGATATAAGAAATGGTAAAGGTGAGAAACTGTTATTCTACTATATGTATATTTGGTTATACCAGAAATTTAGGGATATAACATTAGATTTATTAGAATTAATACCTATTTATGGGAGTTATAAGGATTTGCGGGAGATCTATGCAATAGTAGAAAAGGATACAGAAGTAACAGATAAAAGCTTAAATAAGGAGATAGTTAAGCTTTTATCTAAACAATTAATCTTGGACCGTGATACACCTAAAGATAAATCTATCAGTCTGGCTGGAAAATGGGCGCCACGAGAGCAGTCTAAACATCATAGTTTAGCAATCGCCTTAAGTAGTTACTTGTTTAGCAATAAAATGGGTAAGAGTACCGAGAATAAGGGATATAATGCAAGGAAGAAGTATCGTAAAATGTTAACTGACTTAAATAATAGATTGAATACGATAGAGAATTTGATGTGTAATGGGCTATGGTCTGATATAGATCCCGGGGCAGTGCCAGCACAAAACTTGAAAATTCGTCGAAAGGCTTTTATGAATCTGGATATAAAGACTGGTAAACAGAGATATGATATTGACGATAGAGTTCAATGTGCAAAGAATTTCGAGGAATATATGAAACAGCCAAATAATAAAATGCATGGTGAAAATATGCAACCACATGAGCTTGTAAGACCTTATATTACCTATAGTAATAAACCTATAATCGAAGATCCTATAATAGAAGCGCAATTTAAATCATTGTGCCAGCAATTTACATCTAAACCTGACAATTTCTTGGCTAAGATGTGTGTAATGTTAGATACATCAGGGTCGATGATGAGCGGTAGATCGAAAAATGTGCCACCAATCTTGCCAGCTATAGGTTTAACGGCATTAATTACGAGAATAAATCATCCAGTGTTTCGTAACTTTTACATTCGTTTCTCCTATGACGCTGAAATGATGAGATATGCTGATATAGGTAGTGAACCAAGTTTATATGAGATTGTATCCTATATGATGAAAGATGGTATAATATCGAATACAAATTTTGAGAAGGCGTATGATTTGATATTAAAACTATGTGTTGATAATAATGTATTAGAAGAGGATCTACCGGAATATTTGTTAGTCTTATCTGATATGCAGTTCGATGCGGCAAACTCTGAAAGAACAGAGTTTTCGCCGCATTATCTTATAATTCAGGAAAAGTTTATAAAGGCTGGTTACACAAAGGCTCCAAAAATTTTGTATTGGAATTTAAATGGATCTACCAAGGATTATCCAGCAACTTCTGATACATTAGGTGTTGAAATGGTATCAGGATTCTCCGGAAATATATTAAAACAATTTATGGAGGGAAAAACAAAAATAGCAGAAATAACGCCAATAACAGTAACTCCATATGAAACTTTAAGAAGACAATTAGATTCAGAAAGATACGATCCGATTCGTGTTAAAGTTAATTCATTGCTTGGCTAAGCAATGGCTAAGCCTTGGCTCATCGTTATTTTACTAAAAGTTAATAATTCCTTCGTAAATTATTTTAAAATAATAACTTCTATCTGCTTTTCGTCTTTAAATCAAAATGTTTGAGTAGTTGTTTTCTTTGGCTGTTTGTTAATTTAATGTGCATAATATCTTTTGTGTTTTGCACATGAATATTGTCGAAGGATATGCAACCATGGGTGACATTTAAGAATTCTTTCTTTGTTAGATTGAAATATGTGCTGTTCTTTAGTTGAGAAATAATCTTGTTCTTATAGAATGTTGGTATTCCGACAGATCTGCATTCGAAAAAACTATATGATGAATTAATAGAGATATTGTTTTCATTTATCATAACTCAAAATCGATTATACTAATAATAAGAATAATTAGCGGAATAATTTCAATTTTTTTATGAAGAGCTATTGCTTTTATCTTATAACTCTCATATTGGGCTTGCCTCATTATCACGACATGATGTGTGATTCAATGATTATTTTAAAAGAAGATTCAGGGTTCCTCCTGCTTTGATACCAATTATAGTGACATCATATATTATACATTAAAATTGATTTTTTTTGCCATGTCTTACATTAAAGTAATAAAGAAAAAAAGAAGATGAGTAACTATATTGTTGTTCAAAAAGATGATTACTGGGTTGTCAAACCTAAACCAGCACCATTGCAGCCAAGAAGAAGTCTCAAAGATTGGATAGCAGGGACACCAGTACCGAGTATTGATCGTCAATTTCCGGAGATTCCGGATGATGCAATCGTCTTTTTCGAGTATTCGTATGATAGATTGGTGCCTGCTACTTATTGCAGGGTGACGAATCAATGGTCATCTCGTGCTGCCTATAATTCAAAATATGAGGTTACTAGACTACTAAAGCTATTTTTATCGAATGATTTAGAAAAATTTACCTCCTAGGCTTTTTAAACCTGTTATACAAAGCAGGATTATATATCCTTTTATATAATTATTTCATATTAATTATTCAT